TTGGGACAATATCTCCCCGATTCAAGCCGGTTCTGGTCAGTTTAAGAAAAAACCGGACATTACGGTCAAGGTTGATGCAGACTCACCATTCGTTACACCGACTCAGTCGGGGGGCTAGTCAAATTGGCTAAGCGCAAGGGCAGCACTAAGCCTAGATTGCAAAACGCACCCATTAAGGGCAAGAGCCGCATAGATGAAGTAAAAGATTTCCTATCTGGGCTTACGGATCGTGGCGAGCCTATGGGTTTACTACCGTGGCAGGAGTATGTCCTAACTGACATGCTCAAAGTTGATAAAGATAACCGTTTCATAAGACGCACGAATTTATTACTACTGCCACGCCAACAGGGTAAAACGCATCTTGCAAGGGTTCGCATATTAGCCGGTTTGTTCGTATTCAATGAACGTAGTATCGTGGCAATGTCCTCAAATCGCGGCATGGCACTTGACACCTTCCGCAAGGTCTGTGACGTGATAGAGGAAAACGAAAAACTGCTCCTAGCAGTGAAGCAGATTCGCGTTGCCAATGGGCAAGAAAGTATCGAACTTACAAATGGGGCAAGATACGAAATAGTTGCGGCTACAAGAGATGGAAGCCGTGGTAAAACCGCGGATCTGCTTTACATAGACGAATTACGCGAAATAAGCGAAGAAGCATGGACTGCAGCGCGTCCTATCACTCGCGCGCGTCCCGGCTCAACTATATTACTCACCAGTAACGCCGGTGATGCTTATTCCTCAGTACTTAACGATTTACGCTCGCGTTGCTTAAGTTACCCGCCTAAAACTTTGGGTTATTGGGAGTATTCAGCCCCGGACTTTGCAAGGCTTACTGATAAAGACGCGTGGTATACCGCAAACCCGGCATTGGGATATTTAGTAGATGAAGAAACGATTGCAGAGGCAATAGCAACGTCTAGCGTAGAAGCCTCCAGAACGGAAACGCTTTGCCAATGGGTTAGCGCGCTTAAATCGCCATTCCCATACAAAGCCTTTGAAGATCTAGCCGTACAAGATCTAAAACTGGAGCCGGGACGGCTTACCGTGTTTGGTATGGATATAGCACCGTCTAAAAAATTTGCTTCTTTGGTCGCGGCTCAGATTATGGATGATGGCAAGATTGGTACCGGCGTGGTATCACAATTTCACAGTGAAGTTGCCATTGATGAATTACGCATGGCAGGGGAAGTAGCCGAATGGGCTAAAACGTACAAACCGCGCACGATTTTGTACGATAAATATACGTCTATTAGCGTTGCCGAACGTTTGGCGCAAGCCGGATACAAAATAAAAGATATGTCCGGGCAAGTGTTTTATCAAGCGTGTTCTGAGTTACTAGATAGCATAGTCAATAACCGGATTGTCCATAATGGGCAGGCAAGCCTTGTAGATTCAATGAATAACTGCGCTGCGAAAGAAACGGATGCGGGTTGGCGTATAGTGAGGCGTAAAAGTGCTGGTGACGTGTCGGCTGCTATCTCATTGGCAATGGTTGTACATGAATTGCTTAAACCTCAGAGTAAGCCTCAAATAATTAGTTAGCCGGTTTGTCCGGTTTGTGTTATCATGTCCGTAATGGGTATTTTTAACCGTTTCAGAGGCACAAAAATTGAAGCGCAAGCCGCGCCACAATTGATGACCGATGCTTTTAATTATTATCTACCTATAACACTTACGGCAGTAGGTCGTGAAGAAGCAATGACCGTACCAAGCGTTGCGCGTTGTCGTAACTTGCTTGCCGGCACCATTGGATCGTTTCCGCTGGAACTTTACAAAAAACAAACTGGAGAAAAAATAGGAAAGCCGGTTTGGCTAGAGCAACCGTCAGCGCATCAACCGCGCAGCGTAACTATTGCTTGGACGGTAGACAGTTTAGTATTTTATGGAATTGCTTATTGGCAAGTCAAAGAAGTTTATTTTGATGATGGACGTCCGGCGCGTTTTCAATGGATTGCACCGGGTCGCGTTTCGTTTGATACAGATCCACAAGATAATTTTATTACGCAGTATTACGTAGATGGTCGCGCAGTACCAATGTCCGGCATTGATTCGTTGGTTACGTTTCAAGGATTAGATGAGGGCGTACTACAACGCGGCGCACGGACTTTGCGTTCTGCAATTGATTTAGAAACTGCAGCGCGCTTAGCAACTGCAACGCCTATGCCAACCGGCGTGTTAAAAAATACCGGCGCAGATCTTAGCCCAGAAGAAGTGCAGTCAATTCTTGCAGCATGGAAAGCAGCACGCGAAAAGCGCAGCACTGCTTATTTAACTAGCACGCTTGAATATCAGCCGACTTCTTTCTCACCACGCGACATGATGTTTACAGATGCCATTACAACCATGTGTACGCAAGTTGCTCGCATGATGAACGTACCTGCCTATTACATTAGTGCAGATACACAAAGCAGTTTTACATATTCAAACGTTCAAGATGAACGCCGTCAGTTTGTCAGCCTTTCCCTTGCGCCATACGTTCACGCAATTGAAGATCGTTTAAGTATGGACGATATAACGGCGCGAGGGAACATAGTTAAGTTTGACGTTGAGGACGCTTTCCTTGCAGTAGATTCACTGCAACGTTTAGCAGTAATAGAAAAAATGCTCACATTGGGCTTAATAACTGTAGAACAAGCAATGGAAATGGAAAACCTATCACCGAACGGAAACGAAACAAATGCACCTAACGTTCTCTAGTAATATAGAGTGTTCAATTAGTGAGCGCACTATCTCCGGCAAAATTGTGCCGTTTGAAAATGAGATTGGTTACACAAGTGCCGGCAAAGTCGTATTTGCAAAAGGATCAATTGACATTCCAGAAAGCCCAAAACCTAAATTGCTTTTGGAGCATGATCCTAAAAAACCAATTGGTCGCTTAGTATCTTTTACAGAAAAAGAAGATGGAATTTATGCAACCTTCCGCGTAGCCAATACGCAACGTGGATCAGATGCGCTTATTGAAGCAGCCGAACAATTGCGTTCAGGTTTATCAGTAGGCGTGGAAGTTGTAGACGGCAAGAAGGACGGCGAAGTCTATCGCGTACTTGCGTCTAAAATGGTCGAAACAAGTCTTGTTCAGGCGGCTGCGTTTAAGAGCGCAGAAGTACTGAGCGTTGCGGCTTCTGAGGAAGAAGTCGAAAAAGAAAAACCAACCCAAAACGAAAGCGAGGCAGTCGTGGAGAATACTCCAGACACCGCAACCGTTGAGCCTGTGGTCGAAACCCCTGCGGTAGAGGCTGCTCGCCCAACAGTTAGCGCACCGATTTACACAAAGCCGCGTTTAGAGTTTACTAAGTCTAAGTACTTAGAAAACACTTTACGCGCTAAATTCTTAGGCGATGAAGATGCTGCAATGTATGTTAAGGCAGCAGATAACGAAACCACTACTGCACCCGGTATGGTGCCAACCCGCCAACTAACAGAAGTAGTTAATCCATTATCAAACGCTGATCGCCCCATGATTGATAGCGTTACCCGGGGTACATTGCCTGATGCAGGGCTTGTTTTCCAAATTCCAAAAATTACTGCCGTACCAGTGGTAGATCAGATTGATGAAAATCAAGCAATTGCAGATTCTCAATTGACTGCTTCCTACATTAACGTAGATGTGAAGCCTTTCAAGGGTCGTGCAATTACAACCGTAGAACTCATTGATCGTTCTTCTCCTGCGTTCTTTGATGAACTCGTACGTCAGATGGAGTTTGCTTACGCGAAGGAAACTGATACATACGTTACCGGAGAAGTTGCAAACGGTGGCGCACTATGCGCGACTGCCGCAGCAAATAGCAATACCGGGATCTTGACTTATATCTCAACCGCAGCAGCAGCCGTTTATTCTGCTTCTCTCGGTTTTGCTCGCAACATTGTTGTAACTCCTCAGCAGTGGGCAAACATTATGTCCTACAACGATAACGGACGCCCGATTTATATCGCATCACAACCACAAAATGCAGGCGGCGCACTTTCGCCTGATTCAATTCGTGGAACCGTTGCCGGTCTAGATCTTCGCGTTTCGCGCTTTATTGTCGGTGCTGGTGGCGATAACACTGCTGATTACTCAATGGTTGTAATTAACCCAGAGGGTTACACATGGTACGAGTCACCACGCTTCCAGTTGCGTACTAATGTCAATAGCGATGGAACCATTGACCTGCTTTATTATGGTTATGGCGCACTTGCTACAAAAGTTGGACATGCAGCCAACTGGTTTAACAAGTCCTGATCTAACTAAATAGATCTAAAGAGTTAGCCCGGGGCTTATGCCCTGAGTCCCGGGTCTAACCCAGAAAGGAAAGCATGCCTGCTACATACGTTACAGAAGCCGAACTACGTTCAGCACTCGGCATAGGTGCGCTTTATTCTTCTGCAGTAGTTGAGGAAGTTTGCCAAGCGGCAGAAAACATAGTTAAATCTAAACTTTGGTTTAACAAGTATTCAGTAGTAGCCCACGAAAGCACCGCAAGTGTGGCGACAATTTATACAGATCAACCACACGATTTTATTGTTGGGCAAACTATCACGGTTGAAAATTGCGGCGCTAAATATAACGGAAGTAAAACCGTTACGGTAATCGGCGAGTATTACGTCAAATATGCAGTTAATAACGCTACGCCGGAAGTCAAAAACAATCTTATTCCGTGGGGTTCGGTTTTTGGGATTACCCATATAGATTATGCTTCATTGCCAGAAGTCAATCAGGCTTCACTAATGATAGCCGTTGATATATGGCAGGCACGGCAAGCAAGTAATGCCGGCGGTATTTCACCAGATTTTCAACCTTCGCCGTACCGTATGGGTAATACCCTTATGGCGCGCGTGCGTGGTTTGCTTGCGGATCACTTAGCCCCGGGCGGTCAAGTAGGGTGAGTGCTATTTCCACCCTGCGGGGAACAATCGCGACTGCGCTAACTGATAATGCGGTGTGGCAGGTGTTCTCTTTCCCGCCTGCCACGCCCCTTGCTAATAGCATTGTGGTGCAGCCGGGGGATCCTTATATTGAACCAAGCAACGATCATTACGCCAGCGTTAAACCACGCGTACACTTTAAGTTAGTTGTTATTGCGCCATTGTTTGATAATCAAGGCAACTTAATAAACATTGAGGATTTTTATTTGCGTATAGTTACTAAACTAAACGCGTCTACAATTAAGTTTACTCTAGGCTCATTTAGTGCGCCTGCAGTATTATCTGGTAATGCAGGAGAAATGCTAACCGGAGAAGTAAACATTAGCGTTCTAGGAGATTGGAGTTAGAATGACCGATGCAGACAAAGAACGCGAACGCTTTCTGATTAAGGTCGGTCAGATCGCGCCAAAGCCGAAGGCTGAGCCAAAGGCACAAACCAAACCAACTAAGAAAGAAACGGAGCAGCCAAATGGCAGTTCAACTGAACACTAATCTAGGCGTGAAGATCAATAACGTTGATTTTAGCGACCTTGTAACATCCGCAACCCTCAACTACGTGTTTGATGAGTTGGAGATTACCGCAATGGGTGACTCAGCGCACAAATACGTTAAAGGACTACAGAGCGGGACATTCACAATTTCGTTTATTAACGATCTCGCATCAAACGATATTCTGGACACATTGCTAACCGGATGGGGTACAAACCTTGCAGTAAAACTGCTACAGGACAAGGCTGCAGCCGTTGCAGATAGTAACAAGTTGTACACATTCGATATTTTGGTTAATAATTTAACCCCTGTAAATGGAACGCCGGGAGATCTCAGTACTCAGGACGTAACGTTTACAATCAATGGAGCAGTAACCGTAGCCGACACCGGCACCTTCTAGTAGAAAAATAAGGGGCAAAGATGGCAAGTCTAAAAGTAGTCAGGGCAGATGGTACGGAGTCAGTCCACGAGATAACTCCCGCCATTGAGTTTGCTTTTGAGCAATACGCTAAAAAGGGTTTCTATAAAGCCTTCCGCGAGGATCAGAAGCAGACCGATATTTATTGGCTTGCGTGGGAGTGCCTGCGCCGTGCAGGCGCTCCCCAAGTCTTTACGTTTGGGGACAAATTCCTAGAAACGCTAAAAAGCGTAGAAGTACAGGGTGACGATTCCCCAAATGGATAACGCGCGATTCGTGGACGTACCGCATAGCGGAATTGTCGGTGCACCTCGGTATCGCGCCTAGCGAGTTCATTCAAATGGATCGCGACATGCTTACGGCTATCTATAAGGTACTAAAAAAGAAAGCAGAAGATCAAAAACATGCCAACCGCAGTAAAAGGCGTACTAGAGGCTAGGCGTGTTCTTCGCAAGGTATCTCCAGAGTTATACAAAGAAATGAACGTCCGCGTTACTGCCGGACTAAAAGACATACAAAATTTAGCACGTTCTGAAGTTGTAGATAAGATTTTTGGGTTACGCAATTTTACCGATACCGGCGTTGTAAGAGAAAGCCGGACAAGTCGCGCACGCGCTTTCCCAATGTATAACGCTGCACTTGTCCGCAGGGGTTTGACGTATAGCATTGGTAAACAAAAGCGAACCAATAACGGATTTAGCGCACTTTATTCTATGCTTAATAAATCTGCCGCAGGAGCAATTATTGAAACCGCAGGCAGACTTAATCCATACGGTGATGATGCAAGTCAAAGCAATAACCCGCAAGCCGGCGCACACTTCATAAATGCCATAACTGGCACGTATGGAACCTTGCAACAAACCGGCAAAAGCCGTAAAACACAGGGGCGATTAATGGGTGATGCAGTTGCTCAGCGTAAAGCAAAGGTAACGCACGAAATCTTACGCAGCATAGATGACACCATTAAGACTTTGCAGAAAGAGGTAGACGCTAAATAATGGCACTGATATTTCCCATATTAACTCAATTTGATGATCGCGCAGCCAAAAAAGCAGATACAACGTTTGGCAAATTAGGGAAGAAGTTTGCTGCAGTTTTTTCAGTGGGCGCAGTTGTCAAATTTAGTAAGGCGTCAGTCAAAGCGTTTCAAGAAGCAGAAAAAGAAGCAGCCCAATTAAGAGCGCAATTAGAATCCGTCAATTTAGGCTTCGCTGCTCCTTTGCTTGATGATTATATTGATCGTTTAGAATTACTGAGCGGTAGAAGCGGGCAAGACTTAACACTTGCTTTCAATTCATTATCGCAGGCAACAGGTGACGTTACTACTGCACAGAATCTATTAAATACTGCCCTAGATATTAGCGCGGCTACCGGAAAGAGTTTACAAACGGTTGCGAGTGCATTGCAGCGTGGATACAAAGGTGAAACTACTGCATTAGCACGTCTGCGTATCGGTTATACAACCGCCACACTTAAAGGCAAAGATTTTGATGAAGTACTTAAAGATTTACAAGAAAGATTTTCTGGTGCAAATGCAAGAGCGACTGATACGTTTGCCGGCAAAGTTGCTAGGTTATCTGCTGCTTTTGAGCAAGCACAGGAAGCGTTTGGCGAAGGATTCGTTAAAGGCTTAGATGAAGCCAACGTTAGCGTGGATGAATTACAAAAAGGAATTATTAACTTAGGTGAGGCATTAGGCAAGACTTCTGCAGCCTTTACGAGTTTTGGCGTAAGCGTTGGCGATACAATGGCGGCAATTGCCGAAAACCCGGCAACACAAGCCGTATTAGATATATTTGAATTTTTGACGCGGCAAGGCGGGTTTTTAATCACAGGCGAATTGATTCCATCCTTTGATTCTACCGCTGCCCGCCGTGCAGGCGATGAACGCCGCAAGTCGGAA